CGTTCTGTTAGTAATGATGTTATAAGAGAAGAATTGAAAGAGCATCATATTTTTGCATATCCTTCAATATGGCAAGAAACATCATGTCTTTGTTTGATTGAAGCTCTATCAGGTGGGTTGTATTGTGTACATTCATCTCTTGGTGCATTACCTGAAACATCAATGGGTCTAACACAAATGTATGACTTTAGAGATGGCATTCAAAATCATATTGACGCTTTTTATATTGAACTAAAGCGTGCTATCGTTGCACATGAGAAAAATTGGGTTGGTGTACGTAACAGTACAGATAGTGTAAAAGCTATTGCAGATTTCAAGTACGACTGGGGACAACGCAAGAGACAATGGAATGACATGCTAAAAAAGTTGTTGACATGACCAGAAAAACGTGATACTATATATAGTATTTGAAATTTTGGAGGTCCTATGCCTATACCTAAAGCAAGAAAGAAACCAGTTCGCCTACCTAGACGTAAGATAGCAGGTGCTGAGGCAGCACCTTTAGATAAAGGTTTTAGAGCATGTGCTGATTATTTTCATTTGGATGTTGATAAAAAGCAACTGTCTGAAATAACTAAAGGATATGTTAAACAAGAGTTTTCGAAAGAAGACTCTAAAGCTATTTTAGCTAATCCAGAATATCATTTTACTATGTACACACATTGGGCAGCAGCCATATGGTGGCAAAATAAAGAATTGGATTTTGGCGAACAACAAGGTTATAAAAATAAACTAAGAAACCATTATGAGAAATTAATCGAACCAGGACTTAAGATCCTTGCTGAAAAGAAAAAGAATACAGAACAAGAAGCGGCAAAGAAAGTCATTAGATTAACTCCTCAACAGTTGATGGCAAGAAAAGTTGCAGAAACAATCATGGCAGATTTAGATGAATTAGAAGATGCCTGGATCATGGGTGAAAAGAAATCTATAGATGTATATGCACTATTTAAAAAGTATGAACTCAAGTCATTTGCTGTTCCTACAGTAAAAGAGAGAGTTGAAGGTTGGAAAGTTGACTATGGTGATGCTTATGAAAAGAATTGTGAGCAAGCTGTAGAAGCATTTTCACATGTTAAAAGGCCCGAACTGAAAAGACGATTAAAATGTATCGATGAAATGTTATCCGATTTACAGCGTGTTGTTGTAGCAGGAAAAGCAAATCGTAAACCTCGAGTTAAAAAAGCTCGAGCAGCAGACAAGCAAGTTAAAGATCTAAAATATATGAAAGAAGATAAAGATCTAAAAATTGTATCAGTCAATCCCATGGCGATTGTAGGCAGTATGAGATTACTTGTTGTCAATTCTAAGTATAGAACTATTACAGAATATATTTGTGCTAGGCGTGAAGGATTTGAGATTAAAGGAACCACGTTACAACACTGGGATGTGGATCAATCTCGAACTAAGACAATGAGAAAGCCAGATGAGTTCATACCTATTTGCCAAAAAACAATTAGACAGTTTGGTAAAGCATTTGAAGCCCTAACAACAAAAGAAACTAAACCAACAGGGAGGCTAAACGCTGACTGCGTTTTATTGAAAGTAGATACATGACCCAGGTGATTGACTTTGCTGAAGCAAAGGAAAGATTGAGAAAGTCAAAAGTAAATGAAGTTGTTCCTTTAGATGAGTTTAGTTTAAGTTGGGCACTTATGGTTGCTAGAGATGTCTTATTCTTTTTAGATGAAATAGGATATGATTTAAATTCAGATGAGGATTTGGTATATGATTTGATGATGCTCATTGAAATAAACAAATCACTTATCTATAGATTGCATGGAAAGAAACATAGAATGCATCGAGTAGGACAAGATTTATTTTGGGTTGAAGAACCTAGAAAGGCTCTAACAGAAATTTTAGATGACCTTATGAAAGAATGATATATATTAATATAAGTTAAATAAAGTGAAACCTAGGAGTAAATTATGATTCTCGTGGATCTAAACCAGGTAATGATTTCTAATATGATGGCACAAATTGGAAACCATACCGATGCTCTACTTGATGAAGGTATGTTAAGACACATGATTTTAAATACCTTGAGAGCAAACCGTAAAAAATTTAATAATGAATATGGTGAATTAATTATCTGCTGTGATGATAAAAACTATTGGAGAAGAAAAGTATTTCCATACTATAAAGCAGGACGAAGAAAAAATAGAGAAGAGTCTGAGCTAGATTGGAATATGATTTTTAATTCATTGAATAAAATCAAAGCAGAAATAGCAGAGTTCTTTCCGTACAAAGTAATTCAAATTGAAACTGCTGAAGCAGATGATATCATTGGTACGATTGTACATATGGAAGGTAAGGAGTTAAACATTGGAGAGCCCATTCTAATCCTATCGGGTGATAAAGATTACATTCAATTGCATACCTATGCTAACGTAAGTCAATATGACCCAACAAGGAAAAGATGGATTAGACATGAAAACCCGGATCAATTCTTATACGAACATATTATAAGAGGTGATGCAGGTGATGGCGTACCCAATGTTCTTTCAGCAGACAATACATTTGTTACTGGTAGTAGACAAAAACCTATAACTAAAAAACGTCTAGTAGAATGGAAAGAGGTACCAACTCGACCAACTGAAGTTGAAAGAAACTTTCATAGGAATAAAGCGTTAATCGATTTAAAAGACATACCCGAAGATATCAAACAGCAAGTTGTTGATAAATACGAGTACGATGATGGAAAAGACAGAAGTCAACTTCTAAATTATTTCATCAAAAATAAATTGAGAAACTTAATGGAAAATATATCGGAGTTCTAATGGCAGATTTAGCAATACATGAGATTATTGACGAAGTCACTAAGATCAAACAAAAAGTGGATAAAGCGGAATTTCTTAAAAATAATAATTCAAGAGCTTTACGTAACATCCTTAAGATTTGGTATGACAAAAATTTGGAGCTAAACATTCCAAATACGGCACCACCATACGAACCCTCTAACTTTCCGGATAACTACGGAATGATATTTAGAGAGTCTAGAAAATTGACATACTTTGTGAAAGGATATGGCGGTGATAATTTATCTGCAATGAAACGTGAAGCGTTATTCATTCAGATGTTAGAAGCAGTTGATCCAAAAGACGCAAAGGTTTTGGTCAACATGATTAGTAAAAAGCCAATTAAGGGATTAACCGTCCAGACACTTAATATGGCATTCCCAGGAATTATTGACACAGGCGAAACAGAAGAGGTTGACGTTTCCCATGGCGAAGAGAACGAAGAATAAGAGTTTCCGTGATTGGTATGATGAAGAAATCGACCGTGAAGGTAAATGGAAGAGAACTGATGGAAAGCGTTATGACAGGAAAAAGTTAGCTATCCAAAAGGCTCGAAAACAGAAAAATAAACAAAAAAATTCATATTTTTCTTGATTTACCGGTTGACATTTACCGTTAGACGTATTATATTAATAATATATGATGATTAACAAAGTGAGTAAAATATGAAAGAAAAAGTGATCTTAGTCGACTGTGACGGTGTCTTGTTTGACTGGGAATATGCTTTTGACCAGTGGATGAAAAAACATGGATACAAAGTTATAGAGCCCGGTGAATACAAAGTTAAAAAGAAGTATGGCATTACAAAATGTGAGGCAGATAAATTAACCAGGATGTTCAATGAGAGTGCCTGGATTAGAAAGTTGCCTCAATTAAGAGATGCTAAAAAATACGTCAAGAAGTTGCACGAAGATCATGGTTACATTTTCCATGCTATTACAAGTTTGAGTAACGATACTTACGCTCAACACTTAAGGACAAAAAACTTGATTGAGATGTTTGGTCCTACTGTGTTTGAGAAGTATGTTTATCTTGATACTGGTGCTGATAAAGATGAAGCCTTGGCAGAGTATGAAGGCACTGGATGTTATTGGGTTGAGGACAAACCTCAAAACGTTGACTTGGGTATCAAGTTAGGATTGAATGGAATCTTGATGAAACATGCTCACAATGAACATTACGAAGGAACTGCAAAGACAGTTAGCAATTGGGAGGAAATATACCAAGAAGTTGTATAAATACAATTACAGTGGTATCAAAGGCGAGCCATTGTGCTCGTCTTTTTTTTATAATAAGGATTGATTATGCCAACATATAATTTTAGAAATGATAAAACAGGTGAAGAATTTGAAATTCAGATGCGAATATCTGAATTAGACGAATACAAGAAAAATAATCCCAACCTGACTCAGTTCCTCGTAAAAGCTCCAGCAACTGTTTATGACAGTGTAAGTCTTGGTGTAAGAAAAACAGATAACGAGTTTAATTCACTTTTAAAACATATTAAGAAAGGTAACTCAAAAGGAACGACCGAGTCTACAATTAAAACGAGATGATAAGGAAACTTAATGGTCGCACCAAACCTGCAAAAGAGATTGACTAAGAAACAAAAAAGAATATTAAAACAAGAAGGAGTGCTCGACAAAAATTCTAATTATGGTCCAGGGTTTAATCCTAGATCAGATATCAAACCAATGACAATGAACCAGCGTATTGCTTTTGAAGCATGGAATAGAGGTTCTAATCTTATGTTACATGGAATAGCAGGAACAGGTAAAACTTTCCTAGCATTTCATTTTGCTATAAAATCATTGTTTACATCAAATAAAAGATATAACAAAATTCATGTTATTAGGTCAACAGTTCCTTCTAGAGATATGGGATTCTTGCCAGGTAGTACAAGAGACAAGATGAGAGTATACGAAGGTCCTTACTATGATATCTGTAGCAAATTATTTAACCGTGGTGATGCTTATGATATTCTAAAGCAAAGAAACAACATAGAATTTTTATCCACATCGTTTCTTAGAGGCTCAACATTTGACAACTGCATTATTATTGTTGATGAAGTTCAAAATATGAATGATATGGAACTACATACAATAATGACTCGAGTAGGAGAAAACTGCAGAATTATTTTTTGTGGTGATGTTAAGCAAGATGATCTAACATCAGAAAGATACAAAGAAACTTCTGGATTAGCACAGTTTATGAAAATTATTAGAAACATGAAAGAATTTAAATTCATAGAATTTATTAAAGAAGATATTGTAAGAAGTAAATTAGTCAAATCATATATAATTGAAAGAGACAGGCAAGGTTTATGATAGTAACATTGGAAGAAGATCCAAAAACTATTCCAATTGAGACATTAAATCAAATGGGTTGGGATGATGGAAATACTGTGCTTTGGGAAGAAATGCCTGATGGTTATTCACTAAAGAAAGAGGAAAAAACATGCCAGAAGATAGAGAAAGACTTAGAGTCCTAGAAGATGAAAATGGTAAGCGTTATGCAAAACAATTTACTAACGCTGAGCTACAAGAACATTTAGCTGCTAATCCAGGTCATACGGTTGTTAGATAATGCCTCAGTTCGGCACAGAGGTAGAATACAACGATGTTGCCAATAATGAGCAATCAGATATATTTTTTAGTGACGTATCTCCTCCAAATAATTTTGATGTAACAAAATTTCCACCGGTGTATAGTCGTACACCGTATGTTGTTACACCTGTGTTTAAAATGTTTAGAAATCTTAATCCGGGTGTGAACGATACACAAGATTATAAAATTACAAGAATACAGGTAGCAAATTCACAAGGAAGTGCTAACGGAGTAGTGGTAAACACAAATGTAGATTACTTACCTTGGTCAAATT